GCATCACCCCTAGACTTGAATGGTGTTCAACTGCCCCGTCGTCAGATTGTGGCGAACTATTGCAGTTGGATGTCACTAGGTGGATACCGCGGTGCGAATTGCGGCTACACTGGGCCCCCGGTAGCAGACGCGAACGATGTACCAACCGATGATCCAACTCGCGACGCATGTAGTGGTCGTATTAGCGGGTGTAAGATTCGCAAGTGGCCCGGCGATGTACTTAACTTTGGTGGATTCCCCGCAGCGGGATTGATGAGGACATAATGGAAACCAAGACACGACAAGACGCAATTGACCACGCTATCCGCGATTATCCAAATGAGTCTTGCGGCTTGATCTTGGTCTCCAAAGGCAAGGAACGATACGTTCCCTGTCGCAACCTGGCGCGTTCTAAGAGCGACCATTTTGTACTCGACCCCGAAGACTACGCAGCAGCGGAAGACGCTGGTACGATCACAGGGATCGTTCATTCGCATCCAGACGTAGCAGCTACCCCGTCAGAAGGGGATCGAGTGGGTTGCGAGGCTTCGGGACTGCCGTGGTATATCTTCGCCGTACATAAAGACATCATGGATGACTCGATCGCCCTCGCTGGCGAGGCTGCCTTCGAACCATCGGGCTATGAAGCACCCCTAGTTGGCCGTCAATTCTCACATGGGGTGTTGGATTGCTATGCGCTGGTAAAGGACTATTACAAGCGAGAACTGGGCATCGAACTAATGCAGGTCGAGCGCACGGATGATTGGTGGAATCGAGGCGAAGACCTGTACATGAAGCATTATGAGGAAGCGGGTTTTGTACCTGTTACCGGTGAGCTTAAAAAGGGCGACATGATCATCATGCAGATTCGAGCGCCGGAACCGAATCACGCCGGAGTGTATTTGGGTGATGGACAATTTTTGCACCACCTGTATAATCGCCTATCAAGCCGAGATATTTACGGTGGCTACTGGCAAGAGCAAACACGCCTAGTAGTTCGCCATAAGGAGATGATGTGACCGATACTGTCCGCTCTGTACGTTTGTATGGTGAACTAGGCGCTCGTTTTGGGCGAGAATTTAAGCTGGCTGTTTCGACGCCAGCTGAAGCCGTGCGCGCGTTGTCCGTTCAAATCCCCGGCTTCGAACAACACCTGATGACCTCGCGTGATCGAGGCGTTGGATACGCCGTGTTCATCGATAAGCGGAATATCGCCGAGGATGAACTGCTGTTCAACCATGATCCTTCGACTGCCATTCGTATTGCGCCGATTCTTATGGGTTCTAAGAATGGTGGTATTTTGAACATCATTGTTGGCGCCGTACTGGTTGTCGTTGGTGCGGTTGTTGGTATTGCCGCAGGCTGGACGGGTGTGGGTGCCGCAATTGGTGGTGCCTTGGTTGGACTGGGTATTTCGATGATGGTCGGCGGCATTATGCAGTTGCTCACACCAATGCCCAAAGCAAATAAGGGCGCAGAACGCCCAGAGGATACCCCGTCATATTCGTTTAGCGGTACGGTTAACACGCAAGCCCAGGGTCACCCGGTTCCACTGCTGTACGGTCATCTGCGTGTGGGCTCTGCGGTTATTTCTGCTGGTATTAGTTCTAAGGACGGCGCTTACGTTCCGAACGCCCCGACATCGGGTGGATCAGGCAACGGTGGTAGCTACGGTGGTGGTAACCGCGGTAACGACATGAATTTCCCGGAGGTGGTGCAGTGAGCGAGTTGGAAAAGGCTATCAAAAAAGTAATCAAGGGTGCCAAGGGTGGTGAAAAGCCCCGTACCCCAGTGGAAGCGCCTAACAGCTTGCGCTCGATTGCCTATGCTCGCATTTTGGACTTGGTTTCTGAGGGTCCGATCCGTGGTCTCGTGAACGGTGCTAAGTCGGTGTTTCTGGATGAGACCCCGTTGCAGTCCATCGACAATTCATTTAACTTCAAGAACGTCCAGATGGATGTTCGCTTGGGTACGCAGGATCAGGATTACATTCCGGGTTTCCCAAGTGTCGAAAACGGTTTGCCAATCGGTCTAGAGCTTCGGTACGGTACACCGTTCACACGTGCGTTTTCCAACCTAAACCTAGACGCGATCCGCGTTACCCTTTCAGTCCCAGCACTGTCTAAGACCAACATCGAAAATGGCGATGTCAACGGTCATACGGTTGGTTACGCGATTGACCTGTCGGTCGATGGTGGTGCATTTGCGAACGTTCTGTCTGGTAATTTCTCTGGTAAGACCACAACCAAGTACGAGCGCTCGCACCGTATTGATCTGCCGAAAGCCACTTCGATTGGCTGGACTTTGCGTGTCCGTCGTACCACAATCAACGGCTCGACCGTAAGTGTTGCGGATCAGACCTTCGTTGAATCCGTAACCGAAATCATCGACGCCAAACTGCGTTACCCAATGTCGGCGCTGATTGGTCTCGCAATCGACGCCTCACAATTCCAGAATATTCCTACTCGGGCGTATGAGCTTTACGGTCGAGAAATTCGTGTGCCTACAAATTACAACCCAGACACTCGTGAGTACACCGGTGTTTGGGATGGTACGTTCAAAATCGCGTACACCAACAACCCGGCGTGGTGCTACTATGACTTGATCCTGCATCCTCGCTACGGCTTGGGTCACTTGGTCAAAGAACACCAGTTGAGCAAGTGGGATTTGTACCGCATTGCTCGGTACTGTGACGAACTAGTCCCAGATGGTTTTGGTGGTATGGAACCTCGTATGACTTGTAACCTCTACCTGCAGACGCAGGCGGATGCGTACAAGGTTGTTTCTGACCTCGCTACGGTTTTTCGTGGCGTGTCGTACTGGGCCACCTCAGAAATTCATCCGGTCCAAGATTCGCCAGCTGATATCGCCTACGTCTACACTCCGGCTAACGTCGTTGATGGCGTGTTCAATTACACCGGTACTGCCAAGAAAGTCCGTCATACGGTCGCACTTGTTTCGTGGAATGACGTTCAGGACTTTGGTCGTGTCAAGATCGAGTACGTGGACGACCCGGAAGGTATCGCACGTTACGGCGTCCAGCAAACCGATCTTACCGCCGTTGGCTGTACGTCACAGGGTCAGGCGCAACGCGCCGGTCGATATGCCTTGCTGACGGCTTTGTACGAGACTGACACCGTTACATTCTCGGTTGGTATTGGTGGAACCCTGACTGTTCCTGGTCAGGTAATTAAGATTGCTGACCCTGTGCGCGCCGGTAAACGCATGGGTGGTCGAGTCGTGTCCGCGACAACGACCCAAATTGTATTGGACGGCCCGGCAGATGCGGTCGCTGGTAACACTTTTACCATCATTTCGTCTGCGGGCGTTCCAATCGCGCGTACCGTTCAAAGCGTCAGCGCCGACAAAAAGACCATTACTGTCAGTCTGCCGTTCCCTGAAGCCCCCGCCCCGGCTACTACGTGGCTTGTTGAGGCTTCCAATTTGGTCGCCCAGACTTATCGGGTTGTTGGCGTAACGGAAGATACGGAAAGTAAGACGTTCACGGTTACTGCCGTGATGCACAACGCGTCCAAGTTTAGCGCCGTTGACAACCGGACCAAGATCGATATCCCGCAAATCAGCGATATCCCGGCGTCCGTACAAGTCCCACCGACCGGTATTCGTATCGAGGCGATGGAGACGGCTTCTAAGGTTATCGCGTCTACGGTTCTGGAGATTTCTTGGAACCCCGCAGAGGGCGCGGTCAACTATGACGTTGATGTCCGTATGGATAATGGTGAGTGGCAGACTGTCGCCTCGAAGGTGACGGGTCGGATTGCCCGTATGCAGTTCGCGGTGGCAGGTACCTATGTCGCTCGCGTCCGTGCGCGTAACGCCATCAATATTCTTTCGCAGCCAGCTTACAGTGCCGAAACAATTATCTCGGATCAGACCAAGATGCCGGGCTTTGTTGAGGACTTGGACGACAAGATCGACGCTGGTGATCGTTTGGTTGGCGATCGTGTTACGCAGGAAACCGCAGACCGTATTCGTGAAGACGCTCGTGTGGCGAGCGAAGCCGCAGATGATGCTACGGCAAAGGCTCAGGCTGCTGGTGATGCCGCGTTTGCTGCTGCCGACGCTTCCGCGACATTGAAGGCTAATGCCGCTAAGGCTGAAGCCGTTGCTGAATCTGCCATTGTTTCGCAAGCAAAGGCTGATGCAGCCCTTGCTGCGGCAAAGGCTGACGCGAACGCTCAATTGGACGTTATTCGCGGCACGCTTGACACCGTATCGGCCCAGATTGGAGATATTCTTGAAGCGGATGAATGGGTATCTACCAAGGATTACCCAAAGGGTGACCTTGTTCAATTTGAAGGGAAACTGTATCGGGCTGATTACGACGTGCCTGCAGGCACCCCATTGTCTAACGATTCTTATTGGCAGCGGCTTGGTGATTATTCGGGCCTAAGTGGCGCGGTTGCTGCCAACATCGCCATGACGAACCTGAATACCAGTGACATTTGGGCACAGTCGAACATCATCAATTCCGTTGTCGCCCGTATGCCCACTGGTACAGATCAGTTGATTACGGCAGCTGCGGTTAATACCATTGCAACAGCTTTGGCTGGCGCAGACGTTGCTGCCGCTAGTCGTTTGACCAACATCGAGACTCGTTTGCCGGTTGGCACGGGTCAGCTGGCGAGCGCGCAATCGGTATCGGATGTCTCTGCGCGCGTCACTACCGTCGAGGGCAATATCACGGCCCAGACTTCGCGTGTGGATTCGATTCAAGCCACCTTGTCTACTGGCGATAACCTGGTCCCAACGGACTTGGGTGACGGCGCCGTGCTTGAAGATGGCGTATCGGTTGTTACGTCTAGCGCCCAGTGGTCGCCGAACTCGCGGTCATTTGACGTTCGTGAGGGTGATACTTTGGATATCTCGGGCTCTGTCCGAGCCAACGCCGCGATGTCCTATATCCGTCTAGCGATTCGTTTCGACGGCCCGACCGTAACCAACGTGACGCGCAACACCCAAATGTCCAACCCGGTTGTTGGCACTTGGAACGACTTGTCCTTTACGACCGTTGTGCCTGCTGGTGCGACGCGCGCAGCCGTGCGCGCGGAAGCTGGTGGTGCGGTCAGTAAGTCACTTCGCCGCCCGCGCGTAGTCGTTCGTTCTATGGCAGACACCGCTAACGCGCAGGCTATCGATACTCTAAACACCAGTGTATCGACCATTGACGGCAAGGTCACCGCGATCACCAGCCGTACCTCCGTTTTGGAAGCCACGACCAGCGCACTTAGTGTCGCTGGTTTGAAGGCGTTTAATCGACTTGAAGGTAAAGATGATTGGGTATTCGCGTCCACGACGGAAGCTGCTCCAGCTACGGTAATCGCCGAGACTTCAGCGGCTTCGGGGTACGTTCTGCATGTTGGTGATGACGTCGGCAACGATATGTCACGCGGTCGCTTTAAGGCGATGATTCCGTTTGACCCGAATAAACTCTACCGCGTTCGGTACCGGTACCGTCGCTTGTCGGGTACGGGCTCGGTTTATCTGGGCATGTACTCCGAGACTGCGGATCGCACTCAAAGCGTCAACGCCAACAATGCATTGCAAAGTCTGAACGCCATCACGGGTCTGGTCTACTTCGCTTCTAACCAAACACCCGCATTTGGTGTATGGCAAGAAGGCACGTATTATTTCAAGGGACGCAGCGCCGGAGCTTCATCAGGTGCGGGTACCCTTGCTTCTCCGCGATTGATGCCGGCGAGTTCTGCTTATTTCTGCCCCGCTTTCCTGCTGAACTTTAATGGTCAGACGGGCCAACAGGAGCTTGACTATATGTCCATCGAAGAGGTGGACTATATGGCCGCGGACGCAGATATCACGGCGACGATTGTGGCGAACGAGACGGCTTCGGTCACTCGCGACAACGCTTTGGGTACGCGTACTAGCGCCATTGAAACCCGTATGCCTACCGGTACGGACCAGCTGGCCACGTCTGCTCAAATCACGGCTGCTGAACAGGCGTCTTCGACTCGTGACGAGGCGTTGGCGACCCAAATGACCCAGCTGCGCGCTAGCCTAGAGGGCGAGGTTCAAAACCTCGTCACGAACGGCGACTTTGCTGCGGGTCTGGATCGCTGGATCACATCGGGTGGCGTTAACACGGCAACATATGATTCCACCGAGGGCGCTCTGTACGGGTTCAACCCGAATTCAGAAATCCGCGTGGCTAACAATGTTGGTATCGCTGTAGTCCCGGGCAAGACATACCAAATCGCCATTACTTACAAGACTAATGAGGCGTATACAGGTTGGAATTCGGGTGGAGTTGGGTTTGTTTCTAACCCAACGACGACATCGTGGATCGGCTCTGCGATTCAAGCGAGCCAGATTACCAAGTCCACGTCTTATCGGACTATCACTGCCAACGTTACGTTGCCGGCCAATTCGCCGACGACGCTGTACGCGCGAATCGCCAATGGTGGTATCACCGGTACCAACGCCGCGATTTGGATCAAGGAAATCAAGATCACGGGCGCTGTCAATTTGGCTGAACTGCAGGCTCAGAACGTAGCTAACGCCGCTTCGATTGCTTCGACCGACGCAAAGGTCACTGCGGTTGAAGGTCAGGTTACCGCTGTTGCTAACCGTACGACGCAGCTGGAAGCTCGTATGCCGACAGGTGTGGGTAAAGTCGCGACGGAAGCCAGCGTTACGGCTTTGCAATCAGCCATGACATCGGGCGATGCTGCGGTAGCACAAACGGTTACGGACCTGACGGCTCGTTTCTCCAACTTCGCTCGCAGTGGCGTCAACATGCTGGAAGATGGTGGTTGGGAGCGTCAAGCTCTGGCTGCCCCTTACGTGTCGTCCCCGACGCGTACGGGCATCCGTGCTCGTTCAATCACCATGAACAACGCCGCTCAATCGATGGACACGGCTTCTGTAGAAGCCCAGCCTGATCGCGTGTACTACATGGAAGCGTGGGTCACTGCGACCACTGCAACGACCAATACGACCAACGCAATCCAATTGCAGGGTCGTATGGGAACTAGCTCGGGCGCTCTAATTACTTCTCGTACCGCAGGTACTTTGCGCGCCGCGGACGTCCCTGTGGGCGAGTGGGTAAAGATTTCCGGCGTTATGCATACAAATAACTCTCCCACTGTTCGCCAGTTGGTTGTCCGCTTGAACTTCATTTCCGGTATTGCGGATGGTACGTTTGTCGTGGACGACATCCTGTTGATCGATGTGACCGAGGCATACAACGCGCAAACAACTGCCGATCAAGCGACCGCTCGCATCACGGCAGAAGAAACGGCTCGCGCTAATGCCGATACCGCACAGGCCAGCCGAATCACTGCCATCGAAACCCGCATGCCAACGGGTTCTGACAAGCTCGCCAACGAAGCGCGTGTTACTGCCATCGAGAACGCCAGCGTGACGCGTGATGAAGCCAACGCTACGGCTATTGCTGGTTTGTCAGCTTCGTTTACCCAAGCGGCTGGTGACAACTTGTTGGCCAATTCCTCGTTCGAAGAATGGGACGGTACAAACAACACCAACGCTTACCGCGGATGGACGGTAAATGTCGGCAACGTCGGTACTTCGCGGGCAAATTTGCAAGCTGCGACCATCAGCCCGCGCGGCAAGGGAATGGCTGCGAGAATGACCGCAACCGGTACCGCGACGAACACTCCGTATATTGGCCTCCTTCAGCCTGTGACCGGACTGAAAGAGGGTCAGCCCTATACGTTGTCAGCTTGGTTCCAGAATCCGGGCGCTGGTACTCCACGAGTTATCTTGGAGGCGCTAAATGCGAGTGGTGGTGTTATCTCGGGCACTGCACAGACGACAGGCACTACGAGTACCGACCCGCAGTTCTTGTCGGTTACTCGAACGTTGCCTGTTGGAACTGTTACCTTGCGTGCCTATGTTCGTGTTCAGGGCTCTGCCAACGTTGCCGGTCAGCAGTTTGATGCGTCCTTCGATGATGTCAAATTGCAAACCGGCACTGTCGCCACTGCGTGGACCCAGTCCAACGTTGATAACGAGAATAGTGTTTCCGTCGTAACGGCTCGTATCGCTACGGAAGAAACCGCTCGTGCCAACGCGGACACAGCCCTAGCTTCTCGCGCTACGGCGCTAGAGGCCCGTATGCCTACGGGTTCAGGAAAGGTCGCGACCGAAGCTAGTGTTACTAACCTGCAAACGGCGATGACAACGGCAGACGGGGCGTTGGCAAGCTCTATCACGGCTGTCGATACCAAGGCTGGCAACGCGCAGACTACGGCAACGACGGCGCTCACAGCAGCTAACGATGCGGCCACGGCTATTACTAGTGTCAAGGCGAATCAGACGGGTGGTGGTAATTTGCTGGACAACGCGGACTTCGGTGGTAACGGCGGCGCATTGGCCGGCGCGTGGTCATGGGCGTCACTCATGTGGGCGGGCATCAACGGGCAGGTCAACTTGTCCCCCACAGAAGTTGGCGTTCCTTCGGGCACCAACTCGTTTGGCATCGTTGCGCCCGGCAACCCGTCCGGTGCGAACTACCTTGACTCGAAGAAGGTTACCGCGGCACAGGGTGATGTCTTCATCGCATCGGCCTACCTCTGTAACCATCGCAATCTGGGACACGTGGAAGTGGTCTTTTTGGATGTCAACGGCAACATCATTGACTATAAGCGGAGCCCGCAGTACGCAGCAGCCGGAGGAAAGGCGATCTCCGGTTGGGCGCGGGCGGTGGCGGTATCTAACCCGGCCCCTGCTGGCACCGTCCAAGCGTTCTTGCGTTGGGGTACGGAGTCACCAGGCACGAATCCATACGCTTGGATTGCGATGGCTATGATTGAAAAGGCAGCTCCG